TGATATAATTAATCCAGAATTTAAAAATAGTATTTATCCTGATCTTTTAAAAACAATTGAAATATCAGGTGTTATTAATTTTGATGCGGTCGGAAAAGTTTCAAGTGTTAATAAAAATAAAGGTAGTTCTGATTCAGTAGTTACTCACAATAACGTGATTAATTATCATACACATCCTATAAGTGCTTATATAAATGCAAATACAGTTTGGGGATGGCCTTCAGGAGAAGATATACGTGAAACTATTAAATTTGTTTTAAGTGGAAATAAAGCCCATCTAGTTTTTACAGTAGAAGGCCTTTATACTATACAGGTTAGTCCATGTAAAATTAAAAAAATAAAAGAAATGTTAGATGATACAGAAAGAGGTGTTTTAATTTTTTTAATTGAAGAATATTTTAAAAGTTCTCATAATTTTAGAGGTGTTGAAGAAGTAAATAAACTTGCATCAAAAAATATTTTTATAACTCCATATAGTTATATAGATTTTGTTAATTCATTTGATCTTATTAATTTATTAAGTAAAGGTTCAACTGTTAATAAAAAACCCAATAATGCATTTGTTACTGATGTTGGTCATACAGGGATTCATCACGAAACAAATATGGGAAAATATGCCAAAAGCAATGAAACATTTAGTAAAATACCTAATGTAGGATTTCCGGAAATAGAAGGAAATTATATAACTAATAGTAGTATAAAAGATTACATCACTGTCGAAGAATTACATGATTTAAGAAGTGTTGATATTAATGGAAATGAAAAATCTAAAGTAGCTTCTCTAAAAAATGTAAAAAATGTTATAAATCATATAAAAACTGTTTTTGAAATTATTGAAAATGAAAAATGTGGTATATCGTGGAATAGTAAAAACCCTAATGCGTGGTTTTTTATGAATTTTTTTCCTACCAATGCTTACAATAATAAATTGTATCTTAACGGTAATCAATTTATACCACCTATTAACGTCACTGTTGATTTACTTGCATTAAATTTTGAACCTTTTATTAGAATTTTTTCAGATGCAACACAAGGATGTACAGTTCAAGAAATTGCTAAAATAAATAAATTTAAAATTGGAAAAGCTAAAACTAAACAAAGTTCGTTTGGTAAATCTTTATTAAATTCATATCAAAGAAATAAATTATATGATATATTAAAATATAATTTAGTTAATCCAGAAAAAATTTCAGTTAACCAAATTGCAATATTAATGGGGTTAAATTTAGAACAAATTATTCACGAAATAAATTTGTTAAATAAATTTATTTTTAATTTACAGTCAATTGGTTTATAGATCTTCCTATAAAACCAGCAAGAGGGTCTCCTAAAGTAGTATACATACCATCATAAAACGGTAATTTTTCATTTTGAAGATACTGTTCAAAAACACTATTTTTACCACCGTAAGTTTTTTCTGGTAAACTATTACTTGCTGCATTTTGTCGATTGTACATAACTCCTGCTGCAGTATTGATACCCTGTTTCCATTCTATTCTATCATTATGAATACCTTTATCTATACCAAGAATGTAAGCGTTAGTTGAATTTTTTTCTGGATTATTTTCCCATACACTATTATACCCTCCCCCGGATTTAACATTTGTAAAGTTACTTTTATTATTAACAACACTTCCACCTGGTCCTATCCACGTATCAGGTGGAAGAGGTTTCATATTCATATAAGCATAATCAGGTGGAGAAGTATCTCCGAATAATGCTGGAATTTCACCTTTATTAAAAGGATCCCAAACAACTGTAAGAGGATTTGTAAGAAGAGGGGCGATTTGATAACTTGCAGTATATCTGTTTTCTATACCATTAACATTTTTACCAAGTAACTGTGAATAATTATGAACTGAATTACCATTCCATTCTGTTTTAATTCCGTTACCACTTTTACCTTTTACATTTTCAAATTTTTGCTTAACTGGTGCATCTGACGCTGTTTCAAGATTATAATTAAACCTAAGACCATTACTAACAGGTTGAGAAATAAGACGATAATTTTGAAATTTAGATCCATCTGGTATTGCTCCATACATAGTTCCAGGACCATCGACATTAAGATCTGGTACTGGTTTAGTATTTTTACCAATTGCGGCATCTGGATTTTGTATCACACTTCCATTAATACCAGTTGTAGTAGGTCCAGCAAAATAAGAATATTCTGTAGCAGTCCTAAGACCAAAATTACTAGCACCACTAATACGAACCTGTTGACCCTTAATATTAGCATAAGAAGGAATAAACTGAGAATATACAGATTGTTGAACATTATTTCCAGGAGCCATTGTACCAGAATAAGAATATAACGTTGTCTCTTTCATGGTAGGACGAAGCTCATCTTGAAGTCTATTTTGGAATGTCTTTGGTCCATTTGCATTAACTTGTGTATATGCTGTTGCTGATAATTCTCCACGATCGGTTTCAATTGCATAAACTCCTTCTCTATTTGTTTCTGATTTAGGAAATCCAGAAGAAACAAATCCTTCTGGTTGTGGATTTAAATTATAATCGCTTTTTGACCTAAGTGACAAGTTAAATGAATCATTGTATTTAGCATAGTCAACACTTTGAGCTGGTGCATTAACAAGGCCCATAGGCCCTGTACCAGGTACCGCCGCATCGAAATAAGTACATGACATTTTTATAAAGGTTCTTATCAAGAACCTTTATTTTTTTTTAAAAAGATTTAACGTTAATTTAATTTTAACGTTAAAAAATTTTAAATTAAATAAAGAAGTTATTTAATGTCGAATAGTATACCATCTAATTCAAATTTTAAAGGGGTTGGTTGTCAACTAGGAGGATTAACTTTAAATGGTAATATTTTAAATGGGACTGCGCAAAGTGCAACATTTGTTACTATTAATGACCCAACTGTCATTCAAAATCCTGGACCGGATGATAATGTGACAGCTGTAGGATATTTAAAAATTATTATAGGAAATGTAAATACTCCTTCAGCAGGTGGAATTGATTTTACAAAACCTTTTTTTATTCCGTTATTTCAATAAAAAATAAAATATTGTTAAGAATTATAAAATGCCACGCTCAAATTCTTTTGGTTTTTTTGATTATTCAACAATGACGCCCATGCAAATTCTCATGGCTGTTGTAATCGCAGTTTTAGTTATGTGTTTAATTAAAAGAATATTTTTTGATCGTGCCCCTAAAAAATCTAGCTTTGCTGAAATGATGGAAGATGAGGAAGAAGAAGAGGAAGAGGAAGATGAGGAGGAAGAAGAGGAGGAAGAAGAAGAAGAAGAAGAAGAAGAAGAAGAAGAAGAAGAAGAAGAAGAAGAAGAAGAGGAGGAAGAGGGTTATTAAATCTAAAAATCTAAAGCAAATAGTTCAGAATTCCAAGTATCTGATATACTTGTTATTTTTAATGTTTTGAGTTCATCTTCCATATTTTCCATTTTTTTTTCAAGTTCCAGAATCTTTTCAGAAGTTAGGAAATGTATTTTAAGATCAAGTAGATAATCCCACGAATTATTTACTTTAATAAGATCAAATTCACTTATTTGTTTAATGATAAAGTCTTTCTTTTTATTAAATACTATAATTTTTTCATTTATTACATATTTTATAAATTTTATTTTACTGTTAAGCAATTGCAATTCTGCATTTAACTTTTCAATAAGATAACTTTTACGTTTGATGTAATGATTTTTACGAATATTATAAAATCTAAAGATAATTTCCTCAGGGCAAGATACTTTACGGATTTTACAATCTTCGTCAAATACATGCATATTGCTTGTATTTATAGTACTTGTTAGTTTCAATTTTTTAACAAGTTCATTTTTATCTATAAGATCATCTATCACTGTTTTTTGCATAACTACCTTAAAATTTATAAGAGCTTCATCGCAGTTATTTTTATAATCAATTATTTCATTACTTTCAATTAAAGTTTCAAGAAACTCTTTATAAACCTGTGTCCACTTTCCTATAGGAAGTTCAGTTATTTCTATAGTTGTTGTATTTATACGTTTATAAACCCCTGTTGTGATATATTTATGCTCTGATTCTAATTCAATACTACCTTTAAAATTTTTATACCAGGGCATCATTTTAAATAACTCAGCTTTGCCATTGGAATCAATAAGTCTTTTCAGATTAGCAATAATTTCATCTGGATTATAACAAGGAATATTAGTACTATACCCTGTACCAATACCTTCAGATCCATTTACTAAAATCATAGGAATAACAGGAATATAATATTTTGGTTCAATTGAAACTCCGTCATCATCAAGGTAATCAAGTAACTTTGAATCATGATCATTAAAAAGTATTTTAGTAATTGGCTGAAGATGAGTAAAGATATACCTTGGACTACCTGAATCTTTTCCACCCTGAAGACGAGTACCAAACTGTCCAGATGGTACAAGTAAGTTAATATTATTTGATCCAACAAAATCTTGAGCCATATTTATGATAGTTCCCTGTAAACTTGCCTCTCCGTGATGATAACTAGTATGTTCAGATATATACCCAGAAAGTTGTGCAACCTTCATATCTGTGTATAGTCCTTTTTTAATACACCCAAACAGAACTTTGCGCTGTGATGGTTTTAAACCGTCCATTAAATTTGGAATTGAACGTTCAAGGTCAGCAATACTAAAATTAATAAGTTCATGATTTACAAATTGGCTGATTGTTTGAGAAAGTACTGAATGATCTAAGCTCACGGTTTTTCCAGTGTTATCTTTGATCCATTCTTTACGGTTATCCTCAAAACCTTTTTTAAAAGCTTTTACAAGATCGGTATCAGTTTCAGCTGTGTAATTATAATTAATTGTTTGCTTTTTTAAATTATTAAAATATTCTTTTGCTTCTATGGCTGTACTTGTACCAAGCCCTTTGTAATACTTTATTTGATAAAGATTAATTGCAACAGAATTTTTCCAAGTAATAAAATCGTGTTGAGTATAAAATGATTTTATTTCTTTTCCTTTGGTGACTTTTACTATAGGAGTAATTATACTACTAATGAATGTATCTATTTTTATTAAACTTGGCCAAAATGTATGAATAAAATTTATAATAAGACCTTTGATATGCGATCCATCATTGTCAGCATCAGTAAATATCATGATTCCACCATATCTTAGACTCTTAAGATCGGAATATTCTTTACCTTGTTGAAGACCAAGTATTTTTTTAAGATTATTTATTTCTTCATTTTTAAGAAGCTGAGCGGCAGTTGCATCGCGAACATTTAAAAGTTTACCGCGAAGAGGAAATATACCGTAATAATCACGCCCGAGTACTGATAAACCTGCTACCGCTGATGCTTTTGCAGAATCTCCTTCTGTAAGAATTAATTTACATTTATGACCTTCATTTCCACCTGCTTTATTTGCATCGTCTAGTTTAGGAATACCAGTAAGACGAAATGTTTTTTTACCATCTGTTTTTGAAAGTGCTTTATTTTCTTTGGCTTTAGCAATATCTATAACATTTGCAGTTATACCCAAACGGTCAATTTTTTTTATAAGTTCTTCTGAAAGTACAGCTGTACTTCCAAATTTATTTGTTTTTGTAACGTGATTTTCTTTAGTTTGGCTTGAAAATACAGGATTTTCAATAAGACAATTAATAAAAATGAGAATGTTGTCTTTAATGTAACTAGGACGAATTGTAATGTCTTTGTGTTTCTTTTCAAGTTGATCTTTAAGTTTATAAATTATTTGATTGATAAGATATTCAACGTGAGTACCACCCTCGGATGTAGTTATTCCATTTACAAATGAAACCTGTGTAAATTTATCATGTGGATTTAAACAAACAACAATTTCCCAACGATCATTAATTTTTTCATAAACCCTTGGATTTTCTGATTTAGTTCCAATAAAAAGATTAACAAAGTCTTCAAAATTTTTGGTTGGTATTTTTTCGGAAATAGTACCGTTTTCATTAATGGTTTCAAGACTCACCGTGACTTTTTTATCGGTTATAGCAGATCCTTCGTAAATACGAGCTTTTAATAAATTATAAGTATCGATGTCAAGCGTTTTCATATTAAAACGGGTATAATCAGGAATAAAACTAATTTTTGTAAAAGATTTCTTCTTGGAAGATATTTTTGGAACTGAAACAGATGACATATTATTTTCCCACACTTGGATAAAGTGGTTAACGCCGTCACATATTTCAACAGTAAATTTTTTAGAAAATGCATTAGTAAGTTTAGAACCATAACCATTAAGACCACCCACCGTACGCTTTTCGGTATCGTCATAATTACTTGATGTATGAAATTCTCCAAAAATAATACTAGGTACATATTTATTGTGTTCTTTATGGATTTCGACTGGAATACCAGTACCATCGTTAAAAATTATTATTTCACCTGTAACTTGATTCAACGTTACTTCAATTTTTTTTAACGTTGGATCACGCTGGGAATGATCTATTGCATTGGTAAAAATTTCATCAAATATTTTGTACAAACCAGGGCTATATGTTATTTTCGTCTTGACCATTTTCGAATCAACGATAATCCAACGTTCGCAAGTTGATCTGTCAATATCGCCAATATACATACCCGGACGATGAAGTACATGTTCAAGTTGACTTTTCTTTTGATATGTTTCTTCAATTGTTTTAACCATCACTATTTCCTGTACTCTTATACGGCTACGTCCTTAAATACATTTATATTTTGTAAAAAAAACAAATGATTTATTTTTTATTTGCAAATTCGATTAATGAAGTTGCATCAATGTTTCCATTAAATTTTTCCCCTGATGTTTTTTGGATAGTTGGAAAGGCATTAATTTTATATTGATGCATAAGTACCTTTGAACTAGGGTCATCTGAATTAATAAGTTTTATTTTATCGTTACCTTCAACAGCTTTAATAAATTCTGGCATTGCATTTTTACAATGACCGCACCATGGAGCGAAAAAAATAAGAGTACTGTCTGGAGTTATATTGGGAGTTATACCAAATTTACTTTTACGTTTAGGTTTACATATTATTGTTAAAATGTAAAAAAGAATTGCACATAAAATAATTAAAAAGATAGTTTTAGAATCCATAAATAAGTTAACTTTAACTTTTATTTTTTTTACAAAATATAAATATACTTTAACATTTAAAGTAAAAATAATTAAAAATGCCAAGACAAATAAAATATGACGATGTTCAATTTGAAAAAGTAGAATATTGTAATAAAATATTTATGTATAATGAAGTTAGCTGGAATGTGTTATTTCCAATTGTAGATATTATACGTGCATTAGAGAAGCATACTATAATATCTTTTAAATATGGAAAAGGAACTCAAACTATTAGAACGTACGGTGTTCAGTATAATCATTTAGTTACTGGTCTTGATTTAAAAAATAAAAATGATTATGTCAATTTAAATAAATTAAAGGTAAAATTTATATTTATTTTTACTGATACATCAGATATAACTGCTACAAATCTTATAAAAACTGGAAAAACGTATAAAATCCCAACAATTTGTTATTCAAATATAGACCATGTTTATCATTGTTATGAAAATGATGTTAATGATACAGTAACAATTATACCAAAAAGTACTGATGTTGTTGAATATATAAATAATATAAATGCCAAAAAAAGTGTTGATAAATTAGCAGAACTTTTTCCTGAATTTGAGATTATTGATCATCCAGTAGATACCCGATGCCCTGTTTTAGAAGAATGTGTTAAATTGTTAAAATTAACAACAGAAGCAGAAAGAGAAAAAAAAGAAAGTCATAATATAAAAAAAATATGTGAACCTGGTTTAAAAACCTTTTATGATTCTAATTTAAATAAAATAAAAAAAATGGAAAACGATCGTAAAGTTATAGTTTATGACGATGATCTTGAAACTATAAATAAATCAATAAAACTATTGGCACTTTCCGAACAACCTCAAAAGAAAAGTATATTAGGTAAATTTTTTACTAAAAAAATAGCTAAGTGCAATAAAATAGATAAAGTATCTTAAATTATTTTATTGCAAAAAAATTATCATAAATATGTTTTTTACTATTTATATACCCAATCATATAAATATTAAAAATATCATCTTTCGTTTGATCCAAATTTAATGATTCTAATTTAAAACGAGAATCTAAAATTTTAAAAATAATATGATTTTCATTTTTTTCAGAATTACATATATTTATTAATGCATTTAATAAATCAAATAACTTAATAGATGTATCATTTTGTTCTGGAAAATAACCTATATCAAAAGCCATTGTACCTAATTCATCTACAGTGTCAATTGGACAATTATTACAAATTCCACCATCATAGTAATAACTACCATTTATACAATAAGCTGGAAATAGTAATGGTATTCCCGCACTTGCTCTTACTGCATCTATAACTTTTATATTTGGAGTAAGAATACTATTAAAATATTCTAGTTTTGAATTATTTATATTTAATGCATTTACAGTAAAAAGTACATTTGTGTACAATTTTAATCCATTAAAAGTTACATAAGGGTCTATTTTAGTACTTATTATTTCTTTTATTATATTTATAAATTTTATACCAGCAATTATAGATTGATTACTAAAAATATCATTTATTTCTGAATCAAATATTTCTTTAAGATTTAATCCCATTACTATATCTAAAAGAAAATTCCATTTTATATCTAATACATAAAATAAAGCAAATAAAGACCCTATACTTACACCTATAACTTGTTCAATATCTTTCCGAAAAGAATAAATTTTATCTAGTTCATCTAACGCTTGTATAGTTCCTATATAAGCCCACCCTTTTAAACCTCCTCCTGAAAATATTATATTTTTAATCATAATATTTTCTTTTACTTTAAATTTACAAAAAAATAGAATACTTTAAACCTAAAAGTTATATATTTTAAAAAATGAATCCTTATGAAATAAACGTGAGTAAATACGTAGCATTAATAGGACATGTCCAATCTGGTAAAACAATTGAAGAAATAAATTATACATATAATTCGGTTAATCATTTCAAAATTCCGGTTATTTTTATAGTTAGAAATATAACAGCTGATCAATTGCAACTTAAAGACCGTTTTAATTTATGTGAAAAAAAATTAAATGTAAAAATACTTTCACATTTAAACGTGCCAGAGTCAGTTTTGTGCCTTGAATCCATTGGTGTATTAATAGTTTTATGTAATCAATACCAACTTATAAAATTAAAAGATATTCTTTCTGATTATCGCGGAGAATATAATGTGTGTATTGACGAAGTTGATTTTTCTATTAAATCAAAAAACTATACATCTGAAATAGACTATCATTTATCACATATTAAAGAAGGTGCGTCTCATATTCTTGGTGCAACTGCTACTCCATTTGCACTTTTTTCAAATAAAAGTGGATTATCAAAAATTAAAAAAATTAGTCCAGGTATTAATTATTGTGGAATTGATACATTAAATATTGAATATATTAAACCATTTATCACAAAAGATCCTAGATCTGATCATGATACAATTGAACATATTTATACTAATTTACTTGAAAAAGAAAGTTGTGTTTTATTACATTCTGTAAAAAAAACTAAAGATTATCATAATAAACTTGTTAATTATGTATCTAGTTTATATCCAAGTTTTACTTTTATAATATATAATGGAGATGGTATTAGAGTTAAATGTACTTCAAGATCTAATGAACCATTTGCTAAAGGATTGTCAGTTAATAATTATGGTCAACTTATAAATAAATATTTTCAATTAAATGATAATGTTCATCTTTTTGTGAATTACAGTATTTCAGAAGTTTTGCAGATTCTTAAAAATGATAAACATAATCATAGCCACATTTCAATAATTTCTGGACATCTTGCATCTAGAGGAATAAGTTTTGTAAGTTCTGATTATTCATTACATCTTACAGATCAATATTTTCACCCTGGTAAAAAAAGTCATGGTGAAAATTTATTACAATCACTTAGAATACTTGGATGTTATAAGAATGATAGAAATATAACTTTGTGGTGTAATAAACAAACTTGGAAAGATATTATTGAACAAAATAAAATTATCGATACACTTGTAGATTCGTGTGATGATAAAAAAGAATGGTTTAAATATATCCAAGAAGTAATAATAAATAAACCATCTCGTCCCACAACTCGTAGTATATTATCTTTTAAATATGATCACATTAAAGATACTAATTTTAAATTAAATCTTGAGGAAGAAATATAAAGTTAAAATATAAATTAAAATAAAATGGGGCCAGCGCAATCTAAAGAATATTATCTACCTTCGGGTAGAAATTATTCAATGAGTTATGTGAAGCACACAGATATTAAATTTAAAATAAAAAAATTAAATGAAGCACAAAATTTTAATTTACAAAATTTTAATTTACAAAATTTTAATTTATCAAATTTAATACAATTTGATAATGTTATTATACAATATCCGAAAGAACGTGGTATTTTAAAATTAATTTATTCAGCAATGTGGTATAAAATTACAAATTTAGGATATACTATAAAAGAAAATATTCCAAATTTATTATTAAATCTTCGCGAGCCATTAAACGAATGTCTTGATAAAATTATAAATCATGGATTTTTAATTGAAAAAGACCAAGATTACAATCACCAAGATTACAATCACCAAGATTATCTTTCAGATCTTATTATAATAAAACAATGTTATCAAAGTAATTTAGATAACATTAAATATCTTTTATATACTGGTAATATTTTAGTAGCTGGTATACTTATTGATCAAGAATTTATAAACCAAGTATTAAATAGCGATGACATTATAAATGTTGTACTTTCTGATATAATCATTATAATTGGATATAATTTAGATTCATTAATTATAAAGACAAATTGGGCGGATACACCCATTAATTTAAGTTTTTTATTTATTGAAAATATAAAAGAAATATGGAATTTTGAAATTAAAAGTCCAGAGGAAAATTATTTAAATGAAAATATTTTATTTGAAAATTAAATTAAATTAAATTGTAAATTAAATAAAATTACTTTTAAATGAAAGTAAATAAATACAATCTCGCTTATCAAATGGGTGTACGTTTTCTTGATAACAGTGTATATTATAAAAATCCAGCTGTAATGTTTGATATAGATGATACTTTACTTTTAACAGGAGAAGGTACAAAACATAATCCATTTAAACCTATCAAACCTATTATAAATTTACTATATGAATGCATAAATAGAAATATATTAGTTTTAATAATTACAGCAAGAGATTCAGTGTATCGTGAACATACCATTAAAGATCTTGCAAAATATAAAATACCATATAGTTTTTTATATTTACGACAAAGTCCAAATGATAACCATGAATTATTTAAATCAAATGTTAAACAGGGTTTATATGAAAAATACGGTATTACTACTATTATGTCAATTGGAGATAATATAATAGATATCACCGGAAATTTTTCAGGGTATTCTATTAAATTACCTAATAAAACAGATCCTAATTTATATCATTCTAATTATGGAAAATTAGAAATGATCCGTTAATTTATTTAAATTAAAATAAACGTTTGTTTAAATGTATAATTTTGTTTATATTTTGATAAATTATAAATATCTATTTGTATTATACAAATTTTATTTAACTCTTTTTAATTTATTTATTTTTATAATTATACTAAATCGAGTAAACAAAATAAATCAACAAGCGTTAAAAAAAATTGAATTAAAATAAAACGTTATTTAAATGAATGTACAGGAAGTTTTAAATATAGCAAAGGCGCGTAAGCTTAAAAATAAAGAATTGGTTAAAAAAATAATTGCAAATGTTCATAAAAAAATAAAGTATTATGCTACTTTAAAAAAAGAATCATGTGTTTATACAGTTCCTCCTATTGTAGATGAATTTCCTGTATATGATTTTGAAAATACAATAAAAGATATTTTTAAAATATTAGATTCCGAAGGTTATATTGTAACAGCATACCCAAGTGGAGAATTAGAAATTATTTGGAATGAAAAACTAGTAGAACAAAAAGTTAAAACAGATGCATTTATACTTTCTCAAGAAGAACGTAGACTTAAAAATATCACAAAGAAATGTAAAAAAGTTGATGAACGTTTTTCATTTCTGGCAAATCCTAAAAAAATTAAAAACGAAAAAGATAAAACTATCGATGAACAACTTGATTCTCAGATAGAAAAAATATTAAAAGAAAAAGAAAAATTACAAAATAAATATTCTAAAATGCTTTAAAAATTTTAATAAAAGTTAAGATAAATTAATAATGTAAATCCTATTAACGTTATTTATTCTTTAATAAATAATTTAACACCAGAATTACAAATAACTATTCATGCAAATCCATATCTAACATATATTTTAAAAAAAGACGAAGATGTTTTTATATTATCTGACGGAGACGATAATGATATTTTAATTAACGACAATGAAGATGTCATTAAAATTTTTTTTAATAATCTTGATATAACTGAAATTGATTTACATAATTTAATATTAAATACTACTGAAGAAATTTTTCTTTGTGAAGGAAATGATTGTTATTATCAACGAAGTAGAAACGTAGCAACTAAAATACAAAACTCATATAAATCATATAAATTAAAGTTATTTAATAAACAAAGAAGAAGATTAATAGAAAATATTCGAAATAGAGAAACTGGATTACCATTAATTAAAAAAAACATATAAATTAGATTCAGATATAAAATATCTTAAATCAATATGAAAATACTTTCATTTGACGTTGGTGTTATAAATTTAGCATATTGTATTTTTGATACAATAACAAAAAAAATTCTTTATTGGGAAATTATTAATAATGAAATTAAAAACTTTAATGCAAAAATTTCTAGTTCAGGTGTTTCTGATCTTTATATAAATCTTATTAAAAATTTGGACCAGCGTCCACATCTTTTGGACGTTGATATTGTTTTAATAGAAAAACAGCCTTCATTTAATCCTAAAATGAGGATTATAGCAGGTTGTTTGCAAACATATTTTTATATTCGTGGAGTAGTTGATAAAAGTGAAAGTGTTAAAATTAAATCTGTTGAATTTTTTAGTCCTAAAAATAAACTTAAATGTTATATAGGCCCTGAACTAGATATATCTAAAAATGGAAAGATAGTTAAAGGTAAATATGCTCAAACTAAAAAAATGGGTGTACTTATAGCAAGATCAAAATTAGAAGAAAATGAAGAAACTGAAACCATGTGTACTTTATTTGAAAATAGTAAAAAAAAAGACGATCTTTCAGATTGTTATCTTCAGGCATTAACTTATGTTATGTTTAAAAGTGCAAGCGTTAAAAGTGCAAGCGTCGCAAGAGTAAATTTTACCAAAAAAGATCTTAAAATTTATCTTGACAATCTTGTAAAAAATTGTTCCGTTATTGATTTATGTAATCAAGATTTTAAAACAATTGACCAAATAGTTTTACCAGAAGGTATAACTATTGAACATCTGAGTAAGTGGTCTATGAAAAAGTATCTTAAATTTAAATACAAAATTTAATTTTATTTTTGTAAAAATAATAATTGTTCTTTATTTGTAGTTATAGTCTTGTAAAATATTCCTCTTAGTGGTAATGGTGTGCTTTTTGAATCACCTTCAATACAGTTTATAATTGTATCCAGTGTTACCCACCTTATTGCAACTTTTTCTATTAATTTAGATAAATTTTTTTTATCATCTTTGTTGATATATTTAATAAAATTTGATGTTTTATTAAAAAATTCTGAATAATTTTGATAATCTATATACATAAGATACATATAATACGGTGATCCGTTTAAAGTTTTTGAAATAATTTTTGTACACACACTCATTTTATCTATACATTCCGAAACTGATAATACAGCACCTAGAGTCTCTTCAAAGAATTCTCTAGAAGCAGTATTTTTTTCATCATTTTTATCGATATATTCACATCTTCCTCCAAAATCTGACCAATCTCCCTCAAGATCTTTTCCAAGTAAAAACATACACGATCCTTGTTGGTCGAAGGTATATGGTAAAATACCAGCTGAGTATTTATTTAAATTAATTTTATTTATTTTACGATAATTCCATGTTGTATAATTATTGTTGTAATTAGAATAATTATTACAATTATTACAATTATTACTGTATCTATTCCAAGATATTTTTGAATCCATTATTCCTTTTAAAGTAAACATACTTTAAATTAACTTAAATTATTTTATTTTTGCGTTAAATAAAATTAACTTTTATATAATTCAAAATTAAATAAAGACTTGAAATTTATTAAACAAATGGACCATTTTGTAAAAGTTGAGCAAAATGACGCAAGGAAAAAAACGGTTAATGTTAAAAATATAGAGCCTATAAGTAATATAGAAATACTTAGAGACTATTCTGGTTCAGATACAAGTTCGGTTTCATCTGGAAGTACAAATTTGCCTAAAAAAACTAAAAAAGTTTTGAGAAAAATACCAAAAAATTATTATGAACCACCTTCTAGACAACATGATCAAAGGAAACATGATTATTCTTTTATTTCAAATCCTAAAAAAATGAGTAAGGTTGCTGAAGAAAATTCAGATGAATCAGAATATAGTTCAGAAGAATCTGAACAAGATTCTGAAGTTTATTCAGAAGACCGTGAAACCATATCCCAAGAACCTAAAATAACTTTTGAAGAACGTCAAAAACTTAAACAAGATTTATTAATTAAAATACAAGCTCTTGAAAAAAAAGGATTTGAATTTTCTAAAAAATTTAACATGACATCAAACTACGACGAAATGGTATTCGAATATGAAAAAATTAAAAAATTTATTGAATCACAAGCAGCTATAAAATTTTCAAGACGTTGTTTGATGGCATGTGTAACCGGAATTGAATTTTTAAATAAAAGATTTGACCCTTTTCATGTAAAATTAGATGGATGGTCTGAAAATGTAATGGAATCGGTTGATGACTATGATAATATTTTTGAAAAACTTCACGAAAAATACTCAAGAAAAGCTGAAATTGCACCTGAAATTGAATTACTTCTTACACTTGGAGGAAGTGCATTTATGTTTCATTTAACAAATAGTTTACTTAAAGGACCAGGAAGCTTTACTGGAGGTGCTATAGCACAAAATAATCCAAATTTTATGGCAAGTATGATGAAGACAATGAGTCAGAGTATGAAAGATCAATCAAAACCTCCAAATTTTACCCCCCAGCAAGGTTTTCCAAAGCCTATGGATACACGTGAAATAAGAAAAGAAATGAAAGGGCCAAGTATAGACACAAATTTATTTAATGGTACGCCACTCGCAACAAATTATCCACAACCACCACCACCAAATAATACATTTAGTTCTTCCGATCTTCGTAAATTTTATGAAGAAAATCCAATAAAAGAAGATGACAGATTTTCCGTAGCTTCAAGTGATTCTAGTTTATCAAGCGTTTCAGTAGGAAGTACAATTAAAACTGTTAAAACTAGTATTGTTAAAAAAATTGCAAAGAAGAGTAAAAATGGTATCGAATTAAATATAAGTTAAAATAAAATAAATGTTAAATTTAAAGTAAAATAAAATTTATGAGTAAATTGAATTTTTCAAATATAGAAGAAGCATTTGTGTTAGGTTCTGAACAAATTAAAAATACTCAGGCTGAAATTGCTAATTTAAAAAAAATAATTATGGATTCGAGTATATCTGGTCCAAGTAATTCTGATACGGCAATTAGTTCAGTTCCTCCTGGTAGTTATGAACGAATAGGCACACCTGATCGCACACAAGTAAATTTTGAAAAAGGCGATAATGAATTTAATCTTGAAAATAATTTTTTTAAAATGGTTCAACATCCTAGATTTGATGATTTAGTATATAAATATGTACATAATAATCACCCTGACTGGGTTTTACGTGACAAACAATACATTGGAAGTAAAAGTAATTTTGGAAATTATTCTACAACAATATGCTCAGATATAAAAAACTATTTAATATTTTTCACAGTAAGTATAGCAATATATTTACTACTTTCAATGTTAGTTAAAAAAATATAAAGTATTTTACTTTCTTGTTAATCTTAGATCTTTTTTTTCTTTTTTTATTTTTACATTAGTAACTTCAGTAATTTCTGGATATGTAAAATTAAATTTTAATTCATTTATTTTAAATGCATCCACAACAGAATTAGTATTTCTAAATTCTGCAATATCCATATATCCTCCAAACATTTTAAGAGATTGCCTAGGGGGAGCTCCCTTTATATCAATAGCTTTGGTGATTCCATATAATTGTTGAATTAACAAAGTTATTAAACCACATCTTTCATATTTTTTATGATCATTTCTTTCATAGTTGTAACTTTTAGTACAACTCCATGAACAAAATACTCCAATAAAATAAAAACGTTTTCGAAGTGGATCATATTTATAAGGTAATGTACATGGACTACATTCAAACGGGTGACAACACCACCAACAACAACTTTCAACTTTTTCAGGCCATTCTGATTCTGTTATAACGTTTTTTAATGTACTTATAACACGTATCCGTTTTAATGATTGATCTTTAATTGTTTCACTAAAATCAGTGACGTATTTTTTATTTTCTTTGTAATATTTTTCAAAATTTTCTTGATTTAAACTAAGAATATTTTCTATAGGTATTTCTTTTTCTTCGTCGGATGAATATTCGTTTTCATTAATAACAGAATTGGTTTCAATAACATTAACATTTTCAATTGGTTTTATAATTGATTTTGTAATTTGTTTTGTAATTGGTTTTGTAATTGGTTTTGTAATTGGTATTGAAAATTTATTTCTAAAACTTTCTTGATCGGTTGAATTTTTTTTAACAACTGTAATATCTAAATTACCAAATGAAACTTTTTTCACATTATCAGTTTCAATATAATCATCATCGTCGCTATATGCTACATGATGATTGAAATTATTTAATTGTTCTCTATTGTTAATTTTTTTAAAATTTTCAATTTCGTACTTCTTCTTTCTTCCTCTTTTTTTTTTCTCGTTGGTTTCTGATACTACTGGTAAACTTACTTGAGATTCAATATCATTGTAAAAATTTTTAGGTTTTCTTCCTCTTTTCTTTTTAACAATGTCAGACATTCCTTTTCATTCTTTTTTATTTCATTCTTTAAATAAATATAAAAATTTAATTGAAAAATAAACAATGAAGTCATTTTCTAAAGGTATATTTACAGGTTTATTTACAGGTATAATTATCAAAGATCAAGTGTACAATCTTATAAAAATTGGGCTTATTTTATTTCATGAAGTTAGAAAAATAAGTACTAGAAAACAAATAAATATTGATGGAATAAATAATATTGATTTTATATGTAAAATAACCGATTTTGAATTATTTAATGAATTATTTCCTAATAATATGGGTAAATATAAAGTACAACCTCAATGGGAATATTTTGATAAATTAAATGTAATCAAAACTAAGTTAGATCAAGAATTAATTGACTATCTTAATAAATTAACAAATTTATATGAAGATAAAACATTTAATTTAGAAGAGTTTTTTGATTTAAAAGATGATTTAAATGAGCGTTTTATTTCACTTTATCTACCTTTTTTTAGACAATTTGGAACATATTATATTTATATTAATTATACATATTTAGGTAAAAAATATATAAATATTTACGATTCTAGTTCAACTATAGATATAAAAGATTTTAAAGTTAAAAATTCTAGTAAATTTGACGGTAATTTTGACAATATATTATGTAGTAACATTAAATACAATAATGATCATGAAGAAAAAACTGAATACATAAGTAGTTATTTAAAAAAGTTTTATAATAATAAAAATCCATTAACTTTAGAACTTTTACTTTTAAATTATCATTTGAATATAAATTTGAAAAAAGTTAAATTAATTATAATTAAAAATAACGAAATAAAAGAATTAAATTTAAATGAAATAATTTAAAGGTTTAAGTGTAGATATATAAAAATGAGTCACCTTGACGAGTACATCCTTTACATTAAAACAGTACAGTCACAAAGTATAAAGGTATTAGTAGAATCTCTTAAAGAGGTTCTTACTGATATTAATTTATATTTTGACAACAATGGAATTAAAATTATGACAATGGATAATGCTCGCGTTGCACTAGTTTATGTAAGACTTCTTAAAGATAATTTTGAAGAATATTTCTGTGAATCTAAAAACATGTGCGGGATTAATATGATTTATCTTTTTAAACTTTTAAAAACTGTAGGAAATAATGATGTACTTACTCTTTTTATTAAAAAAAATGGTTCCAATGAACTTGGTATTCGTATTGAAAATAAAGAAAAAAATACAGTAATGGAAAGTTATCTTAAAATGCTTGATATATCTGAAGAAAAACTTGAAATACCAGATATTCAATATGATTCAGTTATATCAATGCCATCTGTAGATTTACAAAAATATTGTCGTGATCTTAGTGTAATAAGTAATCAAGTGAATATATCTAGTTCTGGTTCTAAATTTATTTTAGAATCTATTGGGGATTTTGCAACTCAAAAAATTATTATAGGTGAAGCACAAAACGGTCTTATTTTTTCAAAAAAGAATCAAAATGTTTCAGAAACATTTGATTTGAAATATCTTAATTCATTTACAAAAAGTACAAATTTATGTAGTACAGTTGAAATATTTTTAAAAAAAGAATATCCACTAGTAATTGAATACAACGTTGCAAATTTAGGTAAACTTCAATTTTGTCTCGCTCCAAAAGTATCTGAAGATTAAAAAATACATTTAAATTAAATGTAACTAACCACATTTAATTTAAATTAATGTAAAAAAAAAATAAAGAGTAAAATAAATGGTTACTGGAATTTCAAGTGGTCCATGGGGTTATTCTACCGCTAATGTAGCTGGACTACGTCCATCTATGGAAATTGGATATCATCCATTAACATATGAAGAATCACTTACTTCTTATCCTCCTTCGTTTAATCGTAGAAGAATGATAAGTCCAGTAAGTTTAGCAAATAGAAATTATTATAGCAACTTTGGAAAAAAAAAAATAAATATAAATAAATGTAGACAATTTTTAGAAAGTAATGGAACTATAAATCCTTTAACTGGAAGAAAAATAATCATTCAAGGACCTACTTGGAAATATATCATGGATAAATGTGTAAAATATTCATTAATAAAAGAACCATCTTTAAGTATAAGTTCGTTACCTGTAAATTATAAAGCTACCAAAAATAGTAACGTTCCAAATAAATTATTTATAGGAAATATGCCAGAATCACCTGAACAGCGTAACATTAATCCAAATCTTTCTTTACCCGTTTCACGTGGATTTAAAGTAACTCCTAATAACATTTATTTAAATGGAAAAACATTTAATATAAACGATGTTGCTAAAATTTATACAGATGGAACTATGGGTACGATTATTAAAATAACATCTAAACAAATTATTTTAAGTAAACCAAACACTCTTAGACATCGTCATTTAAAATATAAGGAGTTTAAAGAATTAAATAAATAAAAATTAAAAGAACGTTCAATATATTTTAAACGTTTATATGAATGAAACTGTGGCTGATTTATTAAAACTTCCACAATACACACAAAGAACTCCTGAATGGTATACTCAGCGTGAAAATGCAATTACCGCGAGTGACATACCTACTGTGCTAGGAGAAAATAATTATAAAACACCTTGGTCTCTTTTACTTGATAAATGTAATGCAAATCCTAAACCATTTATAGGAAACGAAGCGACAAGATGGGGAAATCACTATGAAGACATCGCAATTGAAAAATACAGCAAACTTAAATCTAAAGAAGTACTTTCATTTGGTTTATTAATACATCCAGATTATCCCTGGTTGGGAGGAAGTCCTGACGGAATTACTACAGATGGTATACTCCTTGAAGTTAAGTGTCCATTAACGCGTAAAATTGTACCAGGTGAGGTTCCACATCATTATCTTTCTCAGATTCTTCTCAATTTAGAAATATGTAATCTAGAGCTTGCACATTTTATAGAATTTGTACCTGGTAATAGTGACGATAACTTTGTGATTAATATTGTAGATGTTAAACGTGACCGTGAATGGTTTAAAAATGAATTACCAAAAATTAAAGATTTTTGGGATTCCGTTTTAAAGTATCGTTCTGAAGGAATTGATAAACATCCAAAATACGCAAGTTATAAAAAAAGAAGCGAT